ATCGTGCTCATTGGCACTCGAACCCTATTCGGAAGTGGGCTATTCGGAGATTCAGGGATTCCAAGGTTACGAACACTTTTCAACTCCTTCCGTCCCCCCCAGGTCCCAATCCTCTTTTTGGTCCTAATGGGCCTGGGATTATTATGTCCGGCGGTATCCCTTACTCTGCTGAAGAACAGGCCTTGATCGTTCGTGGTGCTTTGCGTGGAGCTGCTGCTCCTACTCCCCAATCGGTCTTGCAACCTGTCACCCTCATCAACCGAGAATGGCATAAGTATCACATTTCTCGGCGGGATAACCGCACTTGGGTAGATCGAACGGTCGTTGATTATTTGCTGGCGCGCTATCCTAGCAGCGTTGTGACCGAAGAGATCACTATGTCTTGGTATAAGACCAACGCTGTTATGTGGGTGTGTTCGGATCCTGAAGTCCGCTGGGCCACAGCTTGCGCTCTTCGCTATTATACGTCCAATCGCATGTCGCGTCTCTCGTATTTTCGGCCCCCACCTGCATCGACGACCCTTCTTTCTCCCTCTGCCCAACTTCTTTCTACCTCAAGGGGTACAACGTGCTCAATTTTCCTGCGTTGGACCCTTCTCTCACTTTTCGTAGCCCTTCCGTTAGCCTTGTGTCTCGTGCTGCCCTCTCTTTACGTCCTCGTGAGTATTATAAGAGCTTGAGAGTTCCTGATCGTATACTCCCAGCAGCACGATCTCTTCCTCTTTGCCTTGCTGGCGCCGCCCCGATATGCAATTCTCAGGAGGGCATCAACCACATTCCTGCCCTTGAGAAACGTTTCGCCGCTGACCTGTTACGACCTAAGCCTGGGGTCATGCGGGCTTTGCGAGCCTTTGTGTGGTCATGGTGCCAACAGAACCTAGATCGTTTGCCTGTTGATTGGGATTATGAAGCTGCTTTTGAGGATTGGATTGAGCATGCTTCATATACCGGAGCCAAGAAACAGCAACTCCGTGATCTGCGCATTAAGAGGACCCGAGCAGGCGCCCTCCTTCCTTCTTTAGATACTCGACCAGGTCGGCCCGATACCCGTGTTGATGCTTTCATCAAGCGTGATGAATATCCCGAGCCCAAGCATGCCCGTTGGATTCTTCCCCGTGGAGATGCGTGCAAGATCTTCTGGGGGCCTTTGGTTCACGCTATGGAGCATGGGGTTTACGAGGCCGTCCAGGAGGGAGGTCAGAAATGGTTTATCAAGCATGTTCCCGTTTCTGACAGGCCTAGGGTTTTACAAGAGCTAGAGGCCTGGCCTCATGACTTTTTGATAGCAACGGATCACTCCTCTTTCGAAGCTCATATTAATGAGGAGGTCATGAAAACGATCGAATTTACGGTTTACGAATATCTGAGTTCTGCTAGTCCTGTCGCCCGGGAGATCTGTCAGGTGATGAAGAGGGTTCTTACGGGTCCCCAGACCGTTTTATGCCCCCATTTTGGGTTGACTATGGAGGCTCGACGTATGACCGGCGACATGGTAACTTCATTGGGCAACGGCTTAACAAACCTCTTGATAGTCCTTTTTCATGCCCATACAGCGGGTGTGCAGGTCCGAGGTTTTGTTGAAGGTGATGACGGCATTTTCGCAGTCCGTGACACAGCAGGAAAAGCGCGCTGGTCCGCCACTGCGTTCTTGCCTTATGGCATGGACTTGAAGATCGACTATCCTTCTTCTGTCTGCTCGGCTTCTTTTTGTGGTAACATCTTCTCTCCTTCATCTTTAAGGAACATGACTGATCCCATTGCTAAGATTATTCGTTCTAGCTGGACCCTTAAATGTCAGTACTTTGACGCGGGGTTGGACAAGCTGCGGGCACTGCAGAGAGCGTCGGCACTCGCGCTCCTGGTGGAGTACCCGGGCTGTCCTATCCTGGCGTCTTTGGGTCGGTGGCTTCTCCGTTCTACGGCAGACGTTGAGCCACGCTTTGGGACCGGTTGTCGCACCTTTGATTGGGAGGAGATATGGGTTCTCGGAGCGGAAAATTGGCGCACTCACA